GTAGTCACTGTAGCATTAATAGGTAGATACTTAGTCCAAAGATGTACACTTGAACGAGTACTTGGGTCTACTTCCCATTCTGCCCAAAGTTCTGGTGAATTTCCCATAGTTTATTGCTCCTAATTACCCCATTTTATTAGTGCTAAAAAACCGCCCATAACCGCTGTAGTATGGACTACTAATATTCCTACAGCAACAAGTGCGGTTCTTGCTCCATAAATTTTACTTCGCCAATATTGAACATCATCTAATCTTCCATCTATTTCTTCTAATCGTTTACATAGGGTAGTATTTAAATTTGTTTGGCTCTGAATATAGCTATCCAATCGTTCCATGTAAACAGCAAGTTGTACTTCCTTCGTACTAAGCTTAACCACCCCGTATTACCTACCGTAGGCTAGAACACGAGCATATACTGCTGAAACATCTGTAGTAGCCGCCACCTCGTCTAGCCCATCTTCAGCATCTGCACCAGCACTATACAATGCAACCTTTGAATTTGTGTAATCATACTGTCCCACAAACCCACTGTCTTCAACCTCAACAATTACCATATGTATGGATTCTAAACCAAGCTGCGTACCCGTCAAAGATTCTCCACCAGCAGCATAAGAACTGTCAAACTTAATACGCTTAATGATGTATTTATTATTTCCCGGTACGCCTGCTACATCAGAGGCATTACCTGGGACTGAAAGTGTGAGGGCCATATTATCCTCCTTATAATTGAATCATGTACAGGGGCGGGATTTTAATTATCCCGCCCCCATAAAACCACCTACTTACGCACTCAAGTCGCCAATCTTTGCCTGCACGAAGAAGTTCTTGCAGCGTAGCTCTGCCATGGTGTACAGCAAGCCACGAACCACCAACTGGTTAGCCGCAAAGTAATCACGGTTCTCTATATACTGCGTAGGCTGAGCCACCGCAGTCTCAAGATAGTCCGTGTCCAAAACGTAAACGTTAGTCCCGCCACCCGCTACTGACTTCGGCACATCCGCATCTGGAAGAATTGGAATGCCCATATACGTAGCCAGCACTAGACCAGTTCGCGTACCAGGGAAGGTTCGCTCTGAACCAATTCCAACCTGATACTCTTCCTGACCCATATACCTCTGTTGGGAGTTCAAAAGCCTCTCCAGCTTAAAGTACTGGTCATGGCCCAACAGAATCAACTTAGGCTCCCCACCATTTTCCCGTACCTTCTGGATACAAGAATCAATGAGGTTAAGGGACAAGTCCCTAGCCGTACCGCCGTTATAACTAACATTCGCACCAGCGGCCCAAGAGCCACTTGCACGAGACGAAGCCGCAACCATATTATAAACTTTAACGCCGTCTGTAGTAGCTGCCCAAGCCGAAATGGGGCCAGCAGCATCCTGTGAAACAATGTCATCTAGGGAAGTGAAACCTGCCCTAGACTGGGCGAATACTAGGTCTGCCGTAGCAGAAGAAGCACTGCCCGACCAAGTTCCTACCGTAAAGGTGGTTGTGCCACCAGAGGAAGCCTTAGCCGTAATCTTAGTAGCTGTTCGGGTAGCCGCAGCACCATCATTTAGGTAAACTACGTCACCAATCTTAAAAGCCTTTGCATCAGCATCAGCCAAAGTGAAGGTAGTTGCCGCTCCCGCACTGCTAGGGGCCAACATAGAAGCTGCAAGCAACTCCTCGTTAATTTCCTTCACATGGTCTAGCTGTGCATTTTCATTCTCCAGAGCCAACACGTCCCCAACACCACCTTCCAACTGTGCAACGAATACCGACTTCACCGAAGCGCCGAAGGTAGTCGAAACAATTCTGGGTAGGCTATGGACTGACTCAAGGTTCGACACGTCAACTGTGGGAAGAACGCCAGCTTCCTCGACAGGCTGGGAACGGTTGTTCCCCCTATCGGTTCTGATACGCCAACCAGCCGTGTTACCCCAAACTACGCGAGGTATAGCATTAAAGAACCTAGTCTGGTTATTCAACGCCTGCCACACCTTACGCCCATACGTTGTATTAAATACTGACGCTACGCTAAGCGTATCACCAGCAGTGGTCGAACCAAAGGCCGTCCCACTAAACGTATCCTTCATCAAGAAACCGGGGCCAAAAATCGACTGGTATAATCCACGCTGTGACTGTGCCACATATTCTGTTAACGATGGATTAGCCATAATTATATCTCCTTATCTTAAAATTTAAATTTGTTTATTTACCCTACAAGCTCTCGTGGAAGTCCGTCCGTATCACCAAGCTCTATCTTAGCCTGCATGTCACGAAGCTGCTTATACGAAAGGGTCATAAGCTCATCTACCGTACTCTCAGGGTTAGAAGCTTTCTTAATGGGAGTCGTTCCGTCAACCCCAAGCATTGAAGGGTCATCGTACTTAATCAACTGAGGGCCTTGTAAACTGGTCTCCTCACGGAAACCCATCTTGCGAAGCCTATCCTCAGACTCCTTCTTTACCATCGACTGAAGACTAGTGTCCTGTCCAGCAGCAGCAAAACCCTTCTTAAGAGCTATAATCTGCTTCTGCATATTCTGTATAGACTCCTCAAAAGGCCACTTCTTCTCATCATCATCATCATCGTCTTCCTCTTCAACGGGTTCCTCTTCAGAACCTTCAGGATGAGTCTTCGAAAATCCATATCCCTCTTTAAGAAGGTTAAGTTCCTTCTGCATGGCCTGAATTAGGCCCTGAACATTCTCAGTCTTACTATCAATAGTGACTGCCGTCTCGGAATCATCCGCATTCTTTGCCGTGCCTGCCTTAGTTGCAGACCTTACATGCTCACCATCTACGTCCATACCCTGCTTAGACTCGCCAACGCCCTTCATAAGGTCAGTGACCTCATAAGCGATTGACTTAATCAACTCTGCCTTTTCCATTTCCGCATACTGCATTGCTTCCTTCTCATTTTCCTCTTCCTCACGCTTCTCCTCTTCCGTCAAATCCTCTTCCTCGGCCTTAGTTAAACGATAATCCATCTTCTGCAGAACCTCTGCAACAGCCGAAAGTGCCAAACCATTCCCTTCCATCTGCTTTTCCAAACGAGTTAGTACATCTGTATCCATACCAATTCCTCCTTTTAAAAGCTGATAAGGCTGGTCTAAGCCACCCCCGGCCTTTCAACAAATTAAGTATATTTTGTGTGGTCT